TGCCTACCAAATACACTCTGCTGTTGTACACAGGAATTTCAAACTCTTCAAATGTGACACTAGGGCGTGTAATATCCATAACTTGTTTTGTCATTTCTGTACGAGGACTACTAATACCAAAGTTTTCAAAGCTCGCTCTAAAACGATACTTTAGTTTTGGCATTAACAAGCCTTGACTTGCTGCGCTCTGGTCGCTGTCTAAAGGGACAGTAAATTTGCTTAATGATGAAACTGACATGTCGTTTCGCTCCTATAATTATTATAAAAGTATTTATCTAATTCAAGTCATAAAAAATGAGGGGCATTTCTACCCCTCAATTTTGTTAGTTTTTACTTAAACTGAGCTTGCTGCTGCTACGTTTCCGCTTGCAATTTCGCCAGTGTTCTTAAGTCTAATTGGAATAAAGATAAACTCTGCAGCCTTACTAGGTTCAATAGCAATGTCTACATAAAGTTCATTGCGATCAATTCTATCTGCTGTATTGTTAGTCTCATCACAAACTACCAAGTAATCAAATATTCCACGCTTTGCAACCAAATCGTTTAGAGTTTGCTCAACTTGTTGTTTGATCTCATCTCTAGTAATCTTATCGTTTGGTTCAAAGACAAAGCCTGTTGCAATATTCTGCATCTGCTCTCTAAGAAAATTTGTTAAACGTGCTACGTTAATACGATCTAATGCACTTGTACTTGCTGCACGAGTCTTGTTACCATAGTTCTGTATACCGCCTGAGGTAAAGAATGCTATAGGATTAACTCTATTAGAATACAGTGTATCTCTTACACTTTCTCTAACATTGTCATTAACAAAAACACCTGTTGCTGCATTGATAAATCCAATACTTCCAACGTTGTCTACTAGTCCACGTCTTGTACCTGCTGGTGCAAACCACTGGAAACTAAGATCATCACTTCTCGCAATAGTTCTAAGCATCATATGACTTGGTGGAACAACTACTGTGTTCCCTGATAGGTCGTTTGTGCTACCACTTGGATAGAAAACTCCCAAGAATGCATCACTAGTTACTAGTCCATCTTCGTTGTTGTCACTTGCTGCTGCAGTGTTTGTTGACCAGTTTTCAATAGCAGTGCTTGTTGATGCTAGTCTCATTGGACTATCTCCAACTATGAACGCTGTATTACGTCTATCATTGTTAAGTGATACCATGTTAGAGATAAGTTCTGGATAACCTGGTGCTGCAATAAGATTAAAGGTTCTTGCATCTTCACGCAATGCTGTATTTGCATCTAGTGCTGACTTCATTGCTGCTACAACAACTGAACGCTGTGCTTTACGTCCAAATGTGCTACCACTTGAAGTTACCCATGCATCTGTCTCTGTAGGAAGTGTTGGATAAAGTGAGGTATCACTAAAGTTTGTTCTAGTAAAGTAAGCACTACGGAAGCGTTTAATACCATATGAACTACGACGTGTGTTGAACAATAGCATACCACGTGGATAAATGGTTGGATCTGGACGGTCAAGGTCAAGAACATCACTTGTAAGTAATGTTGCTGTAGTTGGAATATCTCCAGTTACAACGTCTGTTGTTGTATCGCCCATAAAACGTGCATCTCCAAAGAGAATACCATCTTCTGTAGTTTGATCTGTCTTATCTATTAGTACCCATGATGCTTCACTGTTAACAAGTTGGCGTCTATAAAGTACAGGATAGTTTTCAAGGTCACTTGTGTCAATCCATAAATCACCGTTAACTAGTGCAGTATCATCACTTTGTAGTGTTGGTGCTGTTGTGCTAAAAATGACACCTGCAGGATCTGTGTTTGCTAGTGCAAAGCCACGTGTATCTGTGATGTTTTGATAGCCCTTCCATGTTGTACCATCGTGTACTAGGATGTCTGCTTGAAATCCACCATGATACCAATATGTAAGATCTGATGGGTTACTGCTTGGAGCACTGATACTTGCAGTGTATGTATCTGCAATCCAGTTACTTAGGATTAGGTCACTGTTATTACCTGCTCTAACCTGCTTAGTAGTAACACTTGTTGAAATACCTGCAGTTGCTAGTGGTGTACCTGATGTATCTTTTAATAGAATTAAACCGCCTAGTGCGTGTTTAATTTGGATAGCACCTGAAGTTAGTATACTAGCACTAACACTTGCTACGTTTGCACCGTTAATATCACTTGCTAGTGTTGTAAGTGTTGTGCCACTTAGTGTTACTGTAACTGCACTACTAAGCGTAACACTATTTGCTGTACTTGCCTGAATAGTAAACGTGTTATTTTGGGTAAGTGATGCTGTTGTGTTAGTACCAGTTACTTCTAATGCTCCTGAAACGTAACGTTTGAACAACTTGTATGTAACAGTATCATCTTCACTTACATCATACTGTATATAGAAACTACCTGCAGTAATGTTACTTCCACCGCCTGTTGCATCTAAGTTCTTTAACGCAGTTTGGTCATTTGTATATGCATTTGCTGTACCTGCTTCGAAGGCTGCACTTGCTGTACTAAAAGTGCTTACGTCTGCTAAAAATCCAAAATTACTTGAAGTTGTTTTAACCCATATACTACCTGCAGGGCGTGGAACAGTATCAGTTGATTTAAACTCTGGTACATTGTAATGTTCTTGTTGTGCAACAACTGGTCTTGCATATGTGCCTGCTGTTAATCCGCCTACAGTAAGTATTGAACCTGATGCATTTGCAAGAATGATCTTACCATCAGCAACAGATCCGTTTGATTCTGAAAGACTGTTAGCATAGATTTCAATCTTGCCATCAACTGCGGCTGCAGTAACACCATCAATGCTTGCGTTGTTAATACTAGTTGCAAGATTTGCTGCAGTTGTTCCACTTAGTGTAACTGTGGCTCCGTTAATAGTAATTGAGTTACCATTTACATAAGTTCCGTCTGCTACTGTGCCAGCAATTGTAGGATGTGCAATCATCCATGCTGCACTACCTACTAGTACCCATGCATTACTGCGATTTTTGTAGTATACAGGATTACTGGTGTTTGTTGCAACCAATGCATAATCACCAATTGCACCAATTGAAGTTTTCGGAACACCGCCTGTTAAGTCTGTTGTACTTGTAATTACTGTTGGAACTTTGTTAGTGAATATACCTGTACTTTGGTTCCATTCAAATATTCCCCAGCGTGTGTCTGAACTTACATCCCACCATACTGTTCCGTTTGTTGGATTTCCTAGTGGACGACTTGTACTGCTGTTTAATTGTGCAAGATCAATGTCTGCTCGTGTGACATAAGCACGGTTGCTTACGCCTAGTAAACTGTATGCAGCAAGTAGACCATATTCATTAAGTTCAAAACCGTTAATAGGTGTACCTGCGCTAGTGTTAAAAAATGTTGGATTACCGAAAGTTGCTGTTAGTTCTCTTTGACTTCCGATTAGGAAAGTTTCACCAGCGTTTGCTGCAGTTGTACCTGATGCAATGCCTGTGCCTGTCCCACTTGTTTTGTCTTGTGCAGTTGCAACAACAATCGCTGCTACTGTTCCTGCGGCTGATGGAGCATAGTTACTTTCGTCAATAACGGTAACTTCTACACCTGGTGATATTAATGCCATGTTTTTCTTCCTTCTATGCAAGGTTATGTGTTATATAACTATTTATAAGAACACCCTAAAAAACCCCTTATTTGTAAAATCCCTTTAAAGGTGTGTGTTAAATACACTATGAGACCTACTTGTGAGACATGTGGACAGCGTCCTAAAGCAGTAAATTACCGCAAGGATGATAGAGTTTTTTATAGAAAGAAGTGTGAGCAATGCTCAAAGTTACACAAGCCTGTAAAGCCGCTTTGGGTCGATAGTGGATATAAAGTAAAAAAAAGTTGTGAGGCTTGTGGATTTAAGCCAGCGTTTCGTAGTCAAGTTATTGTATTTTTTGTAGATGGAAACTTGACTAATGTTGATAATCGCAACTTAAAAACTGTTTGTTTAAATTGTAATGCTGAACTTGTTAAAACGGGATGGTCCCGAGGGTCGCTAACACCTGACCTCTAAGTGCCTGTATACTTTCATTGTTATGTATAATCTCATCAAACTTGTCGTTTGTGTCAGCCCACTTCCATTCACTAGTATGAATATCCTGCGCTTCCATTAATGAAGATCCAGTAGTGTTATCTAATACAGCACTACTCCACCATTCTGGAATTTCACCTCTGCGCACCCACCAGATTTCTCCGCCAATGTCGCGGATCATATCTTGTTCATTGCGAAAGCGCACATCAGGAACTACATAGTTGCCTGGATTATCTAATATTTGTTTTTTTAATAGGCTTACCCAGACTCCGTCATAAAAGCCATTACGCATACAATCAGTACCAAATAACTGAAGAACCAACCGAGGAGAGATTTCCATTTTCGTTTCATCAGTCCAAAAGTCGTCTCGTTTTTCACGCCACTGTCTTGAATCATCTGTATCTCCTTCGAGCATTGCTCTATCCCAACCAAAGATAGTGCTTACACCATCCTTAAGTTTGTCAGCAAAACTTATTTTTTTAAATCCTTGATCGACTAGAATATCAGCGACAGTACCTTTACCAGATCCTATCAGTCCGCAAATTCCTATAATCATATATGCCTCTTATTAGCCAATAATAAATGAAAGTGGATCACTACCGTCAACATAGTTGCGTAGTTCTTCGTCTAGTTTGTCTATTTCAACTTGTGCTTCTGCTTTAAGTGAATCACCATTAAGACTTGTGCCGCCTTGTGGTCCTGCAATAGTTGAAAACTTTGAACGTGCTTCGCCAAGTGTATATTTTGCAAGTGCTAATGAGTAGTCTTGTATCCAAGGACCAGCATGTCTATCCTGTAGTAATCTGCTTTCAGGACGCAAGTTATAAGTCCAAAGAACAAGTTGTTCACCGCTTGCACTAAACTTACGCAATACAGTAATTACTTTAGTTACAGGATTAAATTCAAAGTTTACAAAGCCACCAAACAATCTAGCACTTAGTTCTTGATACTGGTAGTACATTTCATATGTTGCCATACCGCCTATACGACCACTTTGCAACAAGTAAGTGTTTTGAAAAGCCGCTTCAAATGGCTCAAACTGTGTACCAGAATCATTTGATCCACTACCAACACTGCGTCTGTATACTTGCCTAACCTCTTCAATCTCATCTGGTAATGTATATTCCTGCTGTTCTTCTACAATACTTAAAAATGTATACGAACTTTCATATGCATTTTGGGTACGTTGACGAAAACGTTTTACTGCTTTGTCAATACTATTGTCATAGTGTACCGGATCAAGTTCAACATCTACCATGCCATCGCCTAAGCGAAAACGAATGTAATCTACTGTGTCTGATCTTAATGATGCTAGTGTTGTTGCCATAGTGTGTTCCTGTTCTTACACACTATTTATTACTTTACTGCTTTAAGGATAATAGTATCAGCATTAAAGCGTCCGTTCATTTTTGTTTCAACACCTTTTATATTGTCTAAGAATTTACGCAGTTGCACTTTACCACTTTTGTTAAACTCTGCTAATTGCTGTTCTGGCTTACGCAATGTTTTTGCTACACTGGTATTAGTATTAAAGAACTGCAATGTAGTTCCTTTAACTTGAAACTGCTGTCCTTCTTCTGCAACATATCTACCGATCTTGCGTGTCTTAACGTTAAACACCCAAACTTCTGTAGAGCCAATAATATCAACTGGATTAATAGAGGCTACCTTATACTTTTCGTCGGTTTTACAATACTTCATTTTTGCAACCAATTTGTCAGCACTCTTAGGCTTGGGTGATCTTGTTTTACGAGATGCTTTACTTTCTGCTGCAACGAGATCACAGGCACCTAGTATACCACCAAATAGTGTAACACCACGTTTAATTGCGGCTTTATCTAAGTGTGCATATCCTTCACGCAAATCCTCGTCTTGTTCACGAGCAGGTTGCTGTAACATAACATACTCTGCATGTACGCCTTCGTAAAAAGCACGAATGTGCCTAGCGTGTGCTTGATTAACGTTTAGTTTACGAAATAGTTTTACAGGATCAAGTCCTTTAAACGTATTAGGATTACAGATGAAGTCATCAACTACTTCCTCAATCTCAGCAATAATGTTTCCACTTGCTTCTTTAATACGTTCTTGGATGCTAGGCACATACACATTCTTGGGCTTACTTGCTTCTTCTGCCTTAACTTCCTCAACAATAGTTCTGCCTTGCTCTTCCAAGTTATCAAAGAAGCCTGTCATATATAACATGCTATCTTCGGGTGCTTCAAGTCCAGCGTTCTTCCAAGCACAAAAAGCGGCAACATTGGTTTTTACAAAGTTGTACTCTCTGTTTTTAAGTATAAGACGTGCTTTCTCTTTATCATAAACACGCTTTACATAGCCTTTGATAATACTAATAATCTCAGATTTATCTACTTCAAAGTGAAAATAGTCCCTGTTTGATGAATAGTTATCCATAGGCGCCGCGGCAGCACCAGTCATTCTCTTGCGAGCTTTGGGTGCTTTTTTACGGGCAATTTTAACACCTTTAAGAGCAGTTAATGCCATATTTCTGTTCCTCCTCCATCTGATTTTCAAATATAGTTACCTGAAGATTTTTAAGTTCTATAACTTTATCTAACAATTCAATAATCATATCTGGTTCTATACCAGTTTCAACACCACGTTTGATACACTGTAGTGTATTAATATCTGCAAGTACGTTGTTCATTATACAGCCTTTCCTGTTGCAATAATACTGGACATCATTAGCCGAACTTGCCTCAAGCGACTTTCCAAATGCTTAATAACTTTTTCGTTTGGATTAGTGCGAGCAACTTCTTCCATAATGAAACTTGGAAGAACACGCAGACCACGTTCAACGCTTTCAATTTGTTTGTCTCTAGGTAAAGAGTTAATTAAACGCTTATATGCTGCATTTGTAATTGGCTTCGACATTTGTATCTCTCCGTTAACTTCAACTTACTACTTAATATAACACGGATAGAGAATGTGTCAACCTTTTATTGCAAATAAAAATCAATCTTTTTATAATTTTTTCTTATATAATCTCGTTCAGACGAGTTATCCTGACGCTGTATCACCTGATATTGCAACTCTTCTGTGTAGGGCTTTAACTTAAAATCCTCACCTGTTACAAATCCTGTTCTATCACAATATGCTTGTAATCCTGGCATTGTAACATGCTGAGCATGAAAAAGACTGGTCATACCGGGTTCTGTAATTATGAAAGTGTTTGACATAGTGTAGTCCTCTCGCAAAAGTTATTACTGTATTATGCAGTCTTTTTGAGATGTGTCAACCTTTTTTTAGCAATACTTTGTAACTTCCTGGATTATGTGGCGCATTTGTCCAACTTTTTATGTGTGGATGTTGCCCACACCAGCTCTGGAACTCATGCATAATAGCACCCTGTCCAGTAACAACCACAACAGTTTTGTGCTTATCGTAGTACGCATCTGTTATGCGAGTATTAAATATTCGCCATGCAGCATGTACATTATGTCCATGTAAGTCAAGTTTCATCGGGATATTTATAAGCGATAAATACTGTGCAAAAGGAAAACGAATGCCAAGAATAAGTTTATGGAAAGATGGTGCTCACACCAACGATTATAGTTTCTTTGATAAGAGAATGAAAGAAATGTTTACTATTGGTGGCACTGGTATCAACGTACACAAGTACCTTGGAATTGCTAGTCAAGGCGGTGATGATCTTAGCCAACCCAATCAAACTGCACCTGATCCGTTAGGCATACAAGATTTTCTATTCCTAGAGAATCGTGATAGAATATACGATCAAGACATATACAATTTACGCGGTATTTACAGTGTAAGTGATACAGATTTTGACCTTAGTCAGTTTGGTTTATTCCTAGCAAATGATACATTGTTTATTACACTGCATGAAAATGATATGGTAAACAATCTAGGGCGTAAACTAATGAGTGGTGACGTAATTGAACTACCACATCTTACAGACTTTAGCGCACTAGATGAAAGTGTAGAACTAAGCCTTAAACGCTACTATGTAGTACAAGAAGGCAGTCGTCCAAGTGAAGGATTTAGTCCTACATGGTGGAGTCACCTATGGCGTATCAAGTGTACACCGCTAGTAGATGCACAAGAATACAACGATATTCTTAACATAATACAACAAGATTCAGATGGTAATGATACTACTAGTACACTACGAGACTTGCTTAGTACATACAATAAAGAACTTGAGATTACAAACAAAGTTGTTGCACAAGCAGAAAAAGAAGTACCAGAGAGTGGATATAAAACAGATCAATTCTATATTGTTCCTACTGATCCAGTAACTGGAGGTCCATTAGAAAGCAAAGGTGTTAATAGTGATAACACTGCTATTACTGCAGACAATATAGATTCAACTGCAGATGCAAGACGTGTTACTCCAACAAACAGTAATGCATATAGTGGATATCTAATAGGTGATGGACTTGCTCCTAACGGTGAACCAATAAGCATGGGAACTTCATTCCCAACTTCTCCACAAGAAGGAGACTTTGTATTGCGTTTAGACTTCTTACCTAATAGACTGTTTAGATACAGTGGCAATCGTTGGATTAAAGTAGAAGATAAAGTACGCAGTGGACTTACCCCTGGTGCAGGATCAACACTTAGAGACGGCTTTATTAATAACACAAGTACGTTTACTGCAGACGATAACACTACTGCAACCAGTAGACAATCACTTAGTGATGCACTGAAACCTCAGGAAGATTAATGCCACAACAGTTTTTTTATGATGAACAGATAAGACGTTTTCTACTGCAATACATTCGTGCATTTAGTAACTTTCAAGTTGAGTACGGCAAAGATCGTGCAGGAAATCAAACACTGCTTACAGTGCCTGTAAAGTATGGCGATAGCACACGCATGGTTAGTAGTATTCTGCGTGAGAACAGTGAAAATAAAATTATACCAACTCCTATGATTAGTTGCTACATTACTGGGTTAGAATATAATCCAGAACGTAGACAAGATCCTAGTTTTGTAGATAAGAAGCATGTTCGTATGCGAAAGTTTGATTTTAACAGTAATACATATAATCAGCAACAAGGCAATGCATTTACAATAGAACGTATGATGCCTGTACCTTATACACTACAAATGAATACTGATATTTGGACAAGTAACACTAACCAAAAATTACAACTTATGGAACAGATACTAGTATTGTTTAATCCTTCACTTGAAATACAAAGCACAGACAACTATTTAGACTGGACAAGTTTAAGTTATATAGAACTAGCAGGCGTTCAATTTAGTAATAGAAGTGTGCCTGTTGGTGTCGATGAAATGATAGATATTGCAACGCTACAATTTACGTTGCCTATCTATCTTACTGCACCTGCAAAAGTTAAAAAACTAGGTGTTGTTAACAAAATTGTTGCAAGTGTATTTGATGACCAAGGTGGTATTGCAGATGGTGTTATTGATGGAAACATACTAATGGGTACTAGAATGAAGTTTACACCAATGAATCACGGTATTCTATTAATAGGAAATACTGTACAAATATTGGAAAGAAACGAAACTACTACTAATAAAGTTAATCAAACACCACTAAACGATCCTCCTACAAAAGTTGGTCCTTCAGTAACTGAAGAAGGACTAAGTGCAGATGATAGTGCGCAAACTGCTGACAGTGCAGGTGTGACCTCTGACGAAGAAGATCAAGTCATTAGCACAGATGTAACAAGTTGGGCTGCACTTATAAATCAATATGGTGAACTACAAGGTGGGATAAGTCAACTACGTTTAGAGACAACCAGTGCTATTGCTGATTATGATACAGAAATTATAGGTACTGTTGCTTTTCATCCTAGCGATCCTTACAAACTACTGTTTACTGTACAAGCAGATACTATACCAACAAATGATATAGCGGCTGTTACAAAAATTATTAATCCTTTAAAAAGTGCACCTGATGTTGGACTAGCAACATCTGCAGTAGGACAGCGTTATTTAATACTTGCAGCAACAGGAAGTAGTGAAAACACAGACGGTCCAGATGCATGGAAAGGCAGTGATGGCACACAGTTAATTGCTGGAGCAAACGATATTATTCAGTACAGTGGTACGAAATGGGAAATTAGTTTTGACGCGAGTGCCGAAAAGGGTATACACTATGTGACTAATAGTAATACAAGTATTCAATATAAATGGACCGGAACAGAGTGGATCAAGTCTTATGAAGGCGAATACCGATCAGGTGAATGGAGTATTGTTATCTAACGCAAGTGTTGGAGCATTATTCCTAAGTAAATCAACAAGTAGATATATGTTTGTATTGCGCAATGGAGCGAAGTATAATAGTATGTGGGCGTTTGTTGGCGGCAAGGTAGAAAACAACGAAACAGAATATTCTGCATTACAACGTGAGATACAAGAAGAAATAGGATTTATGCCTCTTGTCTTAAAAACAGTGCCAGTAGAGAAATTTACTAATAGTAAAAATAACTTTACATATAGCACTTACATATGTGTTGTAGAAGAAGAATTCATACCCAATTTAAACGATGAACACAAAGGATATGCATGGAGCAAACTTGATAGTTGGCCCAAACCATTACATCCAGGTGTTTTTACTACACTAAAAATTAATGAAATTGTTAATAAAATTAAGACTATTGAAGAACTAATGTGTGAATAATTACATCATCATTGCTAATACTTCAATAACTCCTTCGCCTTGAGCATTATCTTCAATTGCTTTACCAATTACGCTACCCATTAACGGTTGTCCAATATCAGCATCAAAAGCCTTTGCTAGACCATTGCCTGCACTTACCATTAGATCTCCTGCTTGTACTGGGCCTATAACTTTACAAGGAACACGCCCTGCTAATGCAAGTGCTACGCCTTCCTGTGAACTGTTCATTAAATAAGCAGGATCAGTACTTACAATGCCTGCTACACGGGTACAATTTGCAGCGTCACATGCTTTAAGTTTTCCAGCACCTGCAAACATTACAACTGTCCCTTCAGGGATAGTTTCATCACTATCATACATCTCTGCCAAGTCAGCGTATAGTGCAGACGATGCTTGACCAGTTATTGCTTGACTAAATGTAACAACACCATTGGCTGCAATTGCAATTGCGTCCGTATCACCAACAGAACCAATGTTACCAGCATTAGGAATAATAATATTTCCACCTGTAGTCATAAGACCAGCACCAGTATAAGTTCCAGATACGTCAAGGTTTCCATTTACATCTATTAAAGTTGAAGTTAAATCTATTTCATCATCAGCAGCGATTGATAAATCACCATCAGCAGTTGAACTAATATGTATTGCAGCATCACGAAA